ATTTTTTTTGTACAATAACATAATCGGGTTGTCACTTGGTGAGATTTTACCACCATCGTCTCTAACCACTGATATTCTATACAAACAATTGATATCCATAGGTGATAATGTTTCTATTAAATTTGGATATGATTTGACAAAAATACCATTTTTATCGTACTCAAATAAAGTAAAATTGTAATTTTCTTTGTCTGTGACTAATACCTTATCGAAAAACGGAACATATCTATTGCTTCTAATTCTTAAATTGCTTTCTGCACCGTCAGAACCATCATTTAAAATAAATCCATTCTCAAATTTCGATGCGTCATATCTATTTGTTAAATATCCGTTATTAAATGCAGCCAAACTAAAACGGTCACTTGTCACTGTTCCTAAATCTTCCTTTAGTGAAGCAGTCTTACTGTCTACTTTCGCAAATTTATCCCCTACGGCTTTGGAATCCGCAAACCTGCCCTCTTTAGATAACGTTGTGTCAGAAACCGGAGTTTCCAACACTGCACCGTAAGGTAGCTGCCGTTTCTTTCCATCTGCTGTGATTATCCCCTTAAATGTATCAGACATTGTTATTTACCTCCGTTGTTTTCAAACTCACATAGCCATCTGCGTCCATGTTAAGTCCAACGCCCTTATCAGACAGGTACGTTTGGACTGCTTCTGCTATAGCTTCTTTACTGGTTCCGATTCCGTCTACACAGAGTTTATACAGGTACTTTTCTTTTCTCGTAATTGGCTTTGGAATTTCGCCTGTATAATCACCTGTCAGATATGCGAGGTACTTTTCTTCTCGCGTTATTGGCTTATCTGCCATCTTTTTACTCCTCTCCGAATAATGTTGGTTCGTCTGGTTGGGCTTCTTCAACCATTGCTACTGCTTCATCCTTGGTCATTCCCTCAAATTTCACAAAATACAGCCATGCCGGAACCTTGCCAGTAGTCACATACTGCCACCATCTTGCACGGTCGTTTTCACGTACATATAGGATATCGCCGAAGTCATAATTGACTTCATAAGCTCCGACAGGTGCGAGCCCGTACAGGTCAGCATAAACGTTCAGTGCGTAGATTACTTCATTCAAACATGATTCCAGTTTGTCTCGAACATCTTTAATGAACTGTACTGTTCTCTGCTGTTCTGCTTCTACTCCTGTAGCAGTCTGAATGCCGCTAGATTCGTTGAAAACAAAATATCCATTGGAGAATCCAATCTTGTATCCTAACTGGCTTAAAAGGGCATTTATGCCACTTATACGGGTATCCGTGTTGAGTTGCGGATTGATTTCTTGATAGAATTCTTTTTCGAGCTGTCCGAACACATTCTTGACAAAGTGCGGTAAGTTCATTTCTTTCCGCCTGTTCTCCATGCCCTGTGGAGACATAGCTGCTACAGGTGTACCGCTTGGCATCAGCAATCTATCATCCGCCAGAACAATCTTCTGAGAATCAAAAATTTCTCCGGCATTTCTGCTGTATGCAATGTCGAGGTCCTTCAGTTCTTCGATAGCTTCTGCAAATATTGGAAGTCCAAGTGGGGTGCTGATATCCACGTTGTTTGCCTGTGGTGTCCGCAGCACTCCGTATAGAGGTCCATCCAGCTTCTCACCGTTTGCTTTGAGTATCGGCGGCGTATCTGCCATGAGGTCAGCCCATTTGGTCTGTTTAAGGTCAATTTTATCTCCGATGCTCTGAGAGGATTTCGACACGTAGGCTCTATTAGAAACATAATATGGATAGGTTGTCACACCATCTATTGTAGTCTCAACAAACCTATGATATTCAAGCCGTGTATAGTATTTTCGTCCAACAGTATAAGAATCCTTAAATATAATCCCTTTGATTTCCTGATTATCATAGTCCACAATCATCACATCTGCTGGAGTAAATATGTCAAGACTCTCGCCGTTTGGCTTAATAAAAACTGTTCCATAAGCGCAACCATATTCTACCCAGTGCCGAATCCGGAAATATACCTTGTCAATCTGTTCTTGCAGCCATGTAGCCCTTGCGGAACCGTCTATCTGAATGCCGATCGCCAATGTTGCGAGCCGGGCTGTCTCTGAACAGACAGATTTCGCAAAATTAATCGTCTTGATATTATTCTTATCATCTAACCATTCCGGCGCACCTCTGTAGATGTTCACACACCGGTTAATCAGTGATTCCATCTCTGGAAATTCTGCTGCCTGGATGTTAAAATCCTCTTCGGCTTGTTTTTTGAATATCATGTTAAACCACCTTTTTAGTGTTGTTATAAGTCCCATTTAGTCACCATTTTTCTTTTAGCTGATTTATTGGTGTTCCGGCAACTCCGGCACTCTCTCCGCTATCTGTTGCTTTGAAAAATGCATTCGGAATCTGTGGATACATAAACTCAAACATGAGATAATTTGCTGCATCGCAAAGATATTCTGTATTTCCAGTTTCTTTATATTTTTTAATGCACATATCGTGTGATTCAAGTGCATCTACTAATTTCATTCCGAAGTTGTCTGCTGCTGTGCCATATTTGTAAAAGCTGACTTCTACTCGATTCTGGCGTAATTTGTCAAATCTGTCCGAATACTCTTTCGGTAGTTCCATTCCTATTCTACTCATTATGCACTGTACCCCCTCCTGTTAAATAGCGGCTCATAAGCATACCTAAGCGCCGAGATTGCGTGGTCGTTTCCGTCAGGATAACCACTTATTACATTTCCCTCTTTGTCCCGATCGTACTCATATTCTGTGATTTCTTTATATGCGTTCGGTGTTCGCTTCGGGTCAATGACTATAGTCTTTGTCTGTAAGAATTTGAAACCATACTCGATACTTCCCGGTCCTTTGATTGCTCCTCTGGCAGGAAGTCCGGCGTCCCGGAAGTCGTTCACGGATTTAGGTTCCGCAGAATCACATATCATTGTGTAATCGTCATAGCCTTTTTTCTTGATCCAATCGGCGGTCTTTGAATTGCTCCATTTATTTACATACAATTCGTCAATCAGATATATCTTCTCCCTAGCAGAATCGTAATAGGTCCTGAGATAGCAGAACTGGTCAGGGTACCATCCATAATCTACGCCAGCGAAAATACGATCCATGCGGCTGATTTCTTCATCTGTAATATCTCTGATTTCGAGATATTCAAATACGTTTCCACCGTCACCATTCGGAACACCCAGGTATTCATGCTCATAGGCTTCTGGGCGAATCTGTCTGAGATGTTCGGCATCGTCAAAAAACTGTTGTCCAAGCCATTCCTTTGGAACCGTTCTGTAATCAGAAGAATGAACATATCTGTCGTCTCTCTGGATTAATACTTCTTCATTCATGAAGTTGTGTCTCGTTTTTGGTGGGTTGAATGACATAAAAGTCCAGTAGTCTTTTCCACCTCGCATCGATGACTGCAAGATGCTTCGTACTTCTTCCATTCCGGTAAAAGTATCACATTCTTCCAGCCATGCAAAAGCAAAGTATCCGAATGGAGCTTTTAACGACTTTAATTTCATTCTGTCATCAACGCCACGAAACATTATAGTCTGTCCAGTCGGCATATATGTTATTTTCATTGGGCTGACAGTACATTTAAAATCACCATCAAGATGCAATGCTGATATAGCAAATTGCATCTGTGAAAAAACGCTATCTCTTAATGTGTTCGCTGTTTTTCTGAATATGATACAATGCTTATCTCTATTCTCTTTTCTTGTCATTAGCAATATAATGACAATGCTCACGAAAGAAGACTTGCAGCTTCCACGCCCACCTTTGAATACATAATAAGTATGTTTGTGTTCTAAAATATCTCTTAGCACATTATCAAAATTATACGGAAATAAATCATCTGCGAATATTTTCATACTGCTTCATATCTCCAAACATATCCATAGGCTGTGGGACGTCCACCCGAACAGCATCGAGAAATGGCACTATTCTTATAGCCTAACGCTCGCTCCACGTCCATAGTGCAGTCCCATGTTTTTATTATTTTACCATTGTATCTGTCTATCTGATTAACCCTTTTGGCTGAAACGCTTTTGCTACCTCTATGGGAATCGCCAATTCTTCTTTTAGTCTCGTCTGAAAGTTTTCTTCCGGTTTGAGTTATCGCTCTTTTGACTACAACTTCTTTTGTGTGCAACCTATCACCAAAATGAAGCTGTGTTGCTGTCTTACTCATTTTCTTCTTTGTACGAGTGCAACGCTTCTTTCCGAAATTTCCGCCACTGTCAAAATTAAATCCGTACTTTTCTTCATTGCTTTGATGTTCTGCAATGCTTTTTCGTTCAATTAATTCGGCTTCTTCTTTGGTGAGATCATCGGCTATAATTTCATGCTTAATCCCTTCCCAACCATATTTTTTTATAATTTTGAAGAAATCATCGTTTCCGTAATATCCGCTGTCCCACCTTGCTTTTACTGTTTTGCAAGTCATTCCTATATACACTCTGCCATCAGGCACAGTATGTTTATATACTCTATATTTTCTTTCCGTTTCTGGTAAGTTCAATTACTATACCCTCCTCTTTTTCTTCTTTCATTTCCGGTTCTGGGTTATCTCTCCATTTATCACGTTTTCTGTTTTTTAACCAGAATATTTGAGCCGTGGTATTTCCCTCAAGAGCATTTTTGAAAAGTGCATTTTCTACTAAGTAATCAGCTATTTCTTTTCCTTTTTTTAGGGACTTTGAAATCTCCGAATATTTCTTTTTCCATTCATATAATGTTGATGTGGAAATGCACATATTTTTTGCAATCTGCTCGTCAGTTAAACCATCTCTGGCCCAACCTTGTAAAAGTACTTGACCTTCTTGAGAAAGCCAATATTCATACTTTCCCGCCATATTAACTTTCTCACCTCCAAACATAAAATACGTCCTAGCATAGTTATAGTTATATATACTATAATACCATACTAGGGCGTACGTAGCTCTCTACCACTTTTATAAATTTTTAAGTTTTTTTAAAGTCTGCCAATCAGCTTGGCCAGATGATAATATTCAGCCATAACCTTGCGTTTGTAACCATAGAAGTCGTTCTCCGTTGCAGGAACCGTCCTGATCTTCTCCATTGTCCGATAGCCGATGCTGTTCACGATGCTGTCATAAATTTGTGATTCGATGCCGGGTGCATATTTGATAGATACCTGCAGCAGATTGTATTTATCGCTTTCACTAAGATTCCGCAAGTGGCTTTGTAATGTCGGTATATCGTCCGGCGGTACTCCGTAGTCAATCAGTGTTGCCTTCCTTAACTTCATTTATTTCACCTTCTTCATTCAGGCTCCAATCACATGGTGTGCCTTGAAAACATTCTGGACAGTGTTCGTAGAATCCGCAACCTTCGCAATCTGCTGGCTGTCCAGTGCAATATTGTTGTAATACGTGGTATGCTGATATAGCAAGGTTTGGCGTTATATCTGGTGTAGGTTTGTTATTCATTTCTTCATCTCCTCCAACTTTTTCTCAGCTGCTTCACGGGTGAGAAATACAGTTTTGCCTATCTCTCCCACGAAACGCTCCAACTTAAAACTATCTGCATATCTAAAGACGATATCAGTAGTTCCAAATGCTGGCATATCAAAATGATGTACTCTAAGCTCGCGAATTGCGCTATCAACAATGCACCATAGTTTTTCTCCAGCCTTACACGGTAATCTCACAAGCAAGCCCTGTTCTTCTAAGTCTTCATAAGTGGCAAGCTTTTCAATTGCAGGATATAAACACTCACCGCTTAATACTTTAGCAAGAGATATTTTATTCTCAGATTCAAATACTTTTATCCCTGAAATTCCATTCTTTTCATCATTATGAGCCTGTCATTCGCTCTTTGTGTTAATCTCTCCATCTATTTCACCTCTTATCGCTTACTTTTTATCGCTCGTTTTCATCGCTTGTTTCTGTAATTTCTCTCAAGCAGGCATTCTAACCAATCTTGAAAAGTGGCTCGAAATCTCCAAGTTTCCAGTCTTTCTCGTTATCGAATTTCTTTGGCAGTGGTTTCAATGGACACCATTCAGGTCTTGATTTGCTTTCGCAATCATAATGTTCTTTTGTTATCAGAATTACATCATAATCTAAACAGTCAGCTAATTCACACAAACCCTCATATTCAATTTCGCCACAGTATGCAGTTCCGAACGGTCAATCATGGCAATTTTCTGGTGTATCAACCACTAATGCTAATCTACTCATACGCTTCACTTCCTCTCAACATCAGACTTAACGTATTATATCCCGGACAAGTCCTGACCCCATTTCTGGTATCTCTTAACAGCACACAGTACGGATATAACGCCATGACCTCGTAGACGTGTTCTGTGACGTCTTCGCCGCGCTGGTCGATGTATTTGAAGCACTTTCCCGGTCTAAGAAAATATCTTGCGCATACATACGCCTTTGTTCCGAAATTTTTAACTTTGCTCATTCTGGCGTACCTCCTGTAATAATTCTGGATTGTCAAAGGCATTAATTAGTACCTCTACCGTGGTTTCTCCGTTACTATTCGGTTTCAACTCCCAGAACTCATGATTCTGCCAAGCTGGAGACATAATCCACAGTCCATCTACACGCTGTTTAACTGTACCTATTGCTCTTGAGCCTTGGTTCCATGCCTCAACAATATCATTCTTCCAGATTCTCACCCCGTTCTTATCGGTCATCCCGGTGAACTGGCAGATGGTATTGAGGTCTACTTCTATCCACATAACCTTTGGCAACCACTCATAAAGCAGACGAGTAGCGCAAATAAAAGCTTTATTTTTCACATTATCATAAACGTAATATCCTTCTACCCATTCGCCATTATCAATCCGCTTTGCCTTGAAAAGAATTTCTCTCATTTAACTCCACCACCTTTTATAATTTCGTCAATTGTTGTATCTCCTTCTATGCAATATTTTTCAAATAAATAATTCTCTAATTGTTCTACAACTTTATCTACATCAAAAGCTGTCGGCTGTTTATTAGCACAGTCAATAAACTCTTTCTGGTCAGAACTAATACTTGTGCCAATTTCCCAAATTTTGATGTATTTAATTAATTCGTCTGCATCTATTAATCTACCCATTCAATTTCCACCACCTTTCACAATTTCAACTGTTTCATTCATCTGGGTGGTGTTTATCGTACATGATCGCTACACATACAAGACCAGTCGCTCCGACTATGATTCCAAGGGTGAATCCTAATAAGAATGTAACCATGTTTAGTCCTCCTTATATGGTTCTGGAAGCGGCATCCATGCAATAATACTGTCCTCCGCATAATATTGTGCTTCTTCCAAACTATACCAGCCATGTCCAATTGGATATCCTAGTACAGTTCTCTTGCAAGAGCCATATCCTACCATACAAACTTTTATTCCATACTTAAACGTCACCAGATACCTTCCGTCTTCCTCCGGTAGTCTCTCACTGACCGGAATCCAACCATTTTCTTTCTCGTCCAGATCCAGATCGGCCTTAATCTGCTCTATTATTTCCAGAACATCGCTTGCCAAAACCATCTGGTGGTCATCCGCAAGTTTCTTCATGAAATCATGATAATCCGATAATCTGTCTTTGATATGGCTCATACTTCCACGCTCCCATCCTCTGGCATCTGAAAGACCATTTCCTTCATAAGTGCTTCTCCAATAGCTTCAGCCAAAAGTTCATTCTCTTTTGATGCTGATGCTTCTTGGAACATCTTTCCGATATTCGGAACTGCCATTGGAATTAACGTCGCATTTGCATAGGCTTCCTGAATCATATCCAATACTTTCATGGCTTTTGCTTTGGTGGAATAACTGCCAAGATCATAAATAGCTTCACCATCATCAGCGAAAATTCTTAATTCATTATCACCCACTTCTATGCTTGATACGTTGTTCATATTGATTAATATGCGTTTATCCTGACTTCTGATTAACATTTTGCGTCCTCCTTGTAATCCTCGATTGCAGCTATCTTATTTTCGTACATTGCAATTATGTTTTTAAATCTGCGAATATCATTATTGTATTTTTCCAAGAATGTTTCTTTTACGAACTGATAATTAGGCTCTTCCAACACAATGTATGGTGTTGAAGAACCAGAAATTTTTCCAATATCTTCTTTTTTCACATATCCAATGTAAAGTCTTTCTGGAAACTGTGTTACTGCTCTGTACGTCTTTGGCTTCTCAACTACCTCGCATTTCTCAACTCTGACTTTAAAAGTGGAGTCTCCGAATGTTCTAGTTTCTGGATTGAATTCTCTGTCACTGTCTAAAATGTAGAAATATAATTTCATTTCCCATCCTCATTTTCCCCATGTAAGCAACTGACACGCTATTGTGCAGTCCTCCATGATTTCTGTATTTATGTTTCCTCTGTCTGGTTCTAATTCATCAAGAAATACTCCGTTTATGCAGCTATGACCAATTTCTCGCTCCTGTCTGGCTCTGCGTTCAAATACTTCTGGAAAATCTACTCTGATTTTATTCCAGTAGCCCATTCTGCCTTTCGGACAGCCGATGCAATTATTGTTCGGATAGCCTAGATCGTACATAATTGGACGCTTCAGTCCTAACTTGTTTGCTATTCCATGCGCTTCTTGCTTAGTTAATCCATGCTCAATCAATGGAAACTCATGGTCGTAATCGCTCAACGCTTCGCATACTCTGTCTGCACGATTCTTTTCGTTCAGGTCATATCCCCATACATAAGTATGATGATCTGGATGCTCGCGTTCCCATTTCATGCGAACTCTTTTCTTTAATTTGTCTGTGCAAGGCGCTCCAAATGGAGTATTGATGCATCTGGTTCTTTCAATCACATCATCCACACTGGAATATTCTTCTGACTGGATTATTGTTATCTTTCTTCCTAACAGTTTCTCACAATCATGCAAGAATCTCAGACTGTCTGGATGCTGATTTGATACATGAGTATAGATAATTTCGTCAACATCCTTTGCCAGATAACACGCTACAAAACTGCTTATTCCTGTCGAAAACCAACATACTTTCATAACACCACGCTACAAATCCTGTGCGTGGATAAGGAACATAGGCTTCCCATGCTGACGGTCTGAAACTCACATAAGTCAAATATGCTATATGTGCGCTACTTCAAATTCCACCTTATCGAATCGCCAACGCAACTATTGTTCCCTTTATGTAATTTCTTTCACACCTTTAAATTACAACCTCGGTTTACCGAGGATTCGTTATTCCTTTCTATGTTTAAACTTCATTTTTCTCCTATCCAAATGCTACCTGTCCGTTATTCTCCGGGATTCTTTAATACAATCCCTAACTCTTCTTTAATAGCGTCTACATAATCAATCCATTCCGCCAGACCGTCATTGATATAATCAGCAGCCCGGTCAAGCCCATTTCTGAATCTCTGACAGCGCTTCTCGCCAAAACCGAAATCATCATGCAGAACGGCGATTGACAATATTACAAATGAATCCGCTATAACCTCTTTTATCTTTTCTGACGCTTTATCAAGGTCTTTTACTGCCAGAGAGGTATGTATCCCGGTCGCACCCCGGAACTTGCATTCCTGTTCGAGGGCTTCAATCCCGCCCTGTTTGACAATTCGTCTGGCAAGGTCAAGCCCGTCTTCCCTGCCTCGCTCATATTCACGCATTTTATTCATTGCGTTAGACCTCCAATCTTTTTTAGTTTTCCCATCCAACAGCTCTCCTTATCTTCTGAGCCAGAATGTCAAACTGTAAGAATAGTTCCCTGTCCTTACATTTCCTTGCTTTTATGTCACAGTCATAATCATTTATCTGATATTTCCCTTCTAACAGATCGCCATTATCCAGATATCTTTGAAATACGCCTTTAGAAATCCCGAACCGTTCCAAAATTTCTATTCTGCTCATACTGTCGACGAATGCACCGTCTGCTGTAACAATGTCATAAAGTTTCATTTTATCTCCTTACTTATCTTTCTTATTCCGTACCCAACCGGAGTATATGCTCTGTCAGTGCTGGGATGGTTCGTTCTGAGTAGGTCATCATCAATCAACTGGTTGATATGTTTCCAGACCGTAGCTCTCCCGGCATCCACTCTTTCGGAAATTTCTGTAATCGACGGTGCATATCCAACCAGTTTAATATAACTGACGATATACATATAAATTTCTTTTCTGAGAGCCTGTCTCTGTTCATATCTATTCTTTGTGTTGTACATTCTTTCTCACTTCCCTCTGTTTAGAATCTAATAGCTTATTAAAAGCAACTAGACAATTCTTAATAAACTGTTTATCATTATTATCAGGGCACATTTCCGCATACTCTCTAAGTTCTATCAGACGATCAGTGGCCTGCTTGGAATATTCGTCTGTAAGTTCAACTGAATAGAAATCTTTTATAGCTTTCCAGAATTCAGTCATGAATTTTTGAATATACGGAATATCCTTTGCTTCTACTTTTATTTTTATCGTCTCCTTTGAATATTGTATACAATATACTGTATACACTCTATTTAATTTTATTTTATAAATATAATATATATATATTATTTTAATATAAAGTAACCCACAGTAACCGAGACGTAACCGTACTAATTCGTGTAAACCATTGATTTTACAGGTAGGTAACCGAGTAACCGAGTAACCCTGACTTTCTCATATAGGGAAACTTTTATACTCAATATGTGCATATAAATACTCATATATATATATGCAGAATCAAAGGTTACCTAGGTTACCCGGTTACCTTTTGGACGAATTGTTTATCAATCAAACACAATATCGTCCGTAATCTCAAAATTATCATCACAATTCACGAAACCTTTCGGAATTTCATCTACAATTTTCAAGAACACACATTTGGTAACAATTCCGTCTAGTTTCTTCGCTTTGGTCGGATAACCTCTGCTGTCGGTTTCCACAAGTCCCTTCTTAACAGCCCATGACAAAAACGCCTTTCTGGAGAATCTTCCAATTTTGCACAGATCATCAAACGCTGCGCTATAGATTATCGCAGTCGACGTTTTCTCTACCGGATCATTGTCTATAATTCCCCATCTTTCTGTCTTAACATCCGGGTTATCATCAAACTTAATTCCATTCATAGCGATCTTATCAACCACGAACCAGTAAGCACGTTCATTTTCAGACACCATTTCCTTCTCTGTCAGGAGACTCTTTGCTGTCTCAATGTCAATGTACTGACCATCATGGAATAGCTGATCTGTTGCAATCTTATCTGCTGCCAGAATGATACTCATTGAAATACTCTGCTTCTGCATTTTATCATCGTCCTGTATAAGCCCCTGATAGTACTTTTGCAGGGCTTTTATATCATCAATGGACATTTCCTTGACTGCGTTCACAAAGTCGATTCCTGCATATCCGTAGTTCTTTTTAAGGGTATCTGCGGTAAGCTGTGGATCATCAAATATCTTTTCGGAACACTCAACCTCGATAATTCGGTTAATTGCTCCGCCTTGGCTGACATATCCGGCAAGCGGACGCTCACCGTTGGTCAGAATACAGTTCTGCCATCGGTTCTCCCGGTTGACTCCCAATTCCTTATTGGAACGACTCTTTCCTTTGCCGGAGCACAGGTCGTACACTATGCCCTCGAAGTTATCCCTAATCTTGGCAGATACCTTGGAAGTATCATCCAGAATTAGTGGAAGATTGTTGAGCATGTCAGATTTTGCTTCCAGAGCTACATCTGTTGTCTTGAAATCTCCTATGTACCTAGATTCACCCGGATTTGCCCAGACGGAAGCCCCCAACATAAGCGTCACGGTCTTGCCACCCTCAGTTTCTCCCCAGAGGTCTACAAAAAACGGAAGGGCGCCGACCAGTTTGATCAGAATACTGGCGAAACTTGCAGCCAACATGATTTTTGGCTCTATTCTTCCGGTAGCGCGAACTTTCTTCACGTGCTCATACCATTCTGTTCTGCTGCCACCTACACTGATACTTTCATACAATTGTCGGAACCTCATATCTCCATCGAATACAATGTCCTTGTCGTAGGGAAGGAAATAATCCTTGATCCAACCGATTTTACTGGATGAATACTGGATGTTGATATAATCGTCATTTGCATTTTCAACGTCTGACAGATACCGCACAAGAAACTTCGCATTCTCGGATGTCACTGAAATCCCAAGCGCAGATAAGCCGACGATTTTAGTAGATGACGCAACCATGGTTTTTGGTACAATAACCTCGGACCATTTATTATTTCTCTTATAGATTAGCTTTATCTGTTCTTCTCCAGTCTCCAGATTCTTCATTCGCTCTATTGGAAGTATAGGATGATAACAGGCTATAATGTCCGGCGATCCTGGATTTGTGTTTGATATTCTGATTCCATCATCGTCCGCCACCCAGTTAAGACACTTCATTCTGTCATATTCGCAATCAGAGAAATTAGTCCACTGGTCCAGCATAGACACTGCTCTATTGTTTTTCTCTTTCTCGATCATCTGCTTCTGTACTTTCGTGTAAGCTTTCAACAAATCTTCGAATTTTTTCTTTACGCCAAGCTCTTTGGCTCTGTCTAGAAGAGTCAGTGTAAGACGCGCCTTGTATATCTCATCTTCCTGACTAAATATCTCGTTAAACACTTCTTCATCCAGAATAGAGTCCTTCGTGAGCTTGCTTATCATTTCCACTTTTAATCACCTTCTTCCAGTCCTGTTATGAATCCATGGTGATACAAAGCAAGTTGCAGCTTATTCCACGCTTCGCACCATCTGTCAGAAAGAGGGGGCCATCTGTCAACTTCCGCTCGATAGAAGTCAATGTCAGACAAACACTCTTGCAGTTCAGCCTTTTTCTTTTGCTCCTCTTTCTGCCGCATTTCCATCTGCTTCTGATGGTGATATATCGCCATTCTGGAAGAGAAATCTGGTTTCTGGTAAGTTCCTCCAAGTATGGTGAAAGCTGTCTTAAAATCGCAATTATCCATGTTCTGAACGAATGTAAATATGTCACCAGTCGCACCACAGCCGAAACAATAATAGCTGTCTTTGTAGATTTTCATAGATGCAGTGTGATCACCTCTATGAAAAGGACACCGAATAAATCCTGCTCTGCTTGGAACCATTCCGTATCTGGCAAGAACATCTCTCATACTGTTCTGCTGTTTAATTGTTTCTTTATCCATTTGACAGAATCTCCAAAATCCTTTTGCCAGTGTCTTTCTTGCCGCAAAACAGAAATTCAACACCATACTTGCGTTGCATCGTGCAAAGAATCTTATATAAGACATCTCCGTGCATAACTTTCTGTTCCTGTTCTACCCAGACGCCATTTTTTTTAACTCTTTTCTTTGCCCGGGGATTCTCCCACCAGAGAACATCGTCAAGTTTCTCAATCCCTTTTCCGTGTTCACACAGGAACACAAGTTTTATTCCTGCTTCGTTTGCCCGGATGATCTCAGAACGGAATCTTTCGTGCTGCTGGCACACATCACTTATAAGCTCTTGAAGTGAAAATTTTGTGTCTATACAGATGCTTTGGTCAGTTGGCAAGGTGTAATCCCCTACCCAAAGTTTTGTTCGTTTAACTACTATTCCATGCTGTTCAAAATACTCATGTTTTAATTTATGTTTCTTTATCTGCTGTCTGGTATCTTCCAGAATTATCATCTTCATACCTCCATAAAAATCCTTTACATGATTTCTGTTTTCCAGAACAAACACTTCCAATATTTTGTGGAAAAGCGCCAACGGATTCTGCTGCTTCTTTAACCGAATTAAATTTATTCAATTCTGTTCCATTCAAATCCATCTGTATAACTGAACGCTTTAATGCTATATCCGACATTCTTTTTATTCTCTCTTCTGAAAGTTTTCTTCCTGCTACCTTTTGACTTATTTTCCGCTTTGATTCTTCTGAATGATGTTTTCCGAACATAGGATTGTTTTTTCCACACATATTTCTTTGCTTCGCTGCATTCATGTAAATTTTTCTTGATTCTGGATTTTTCCAACGTTCTTTCATATTTTTTGAAAATAATTCTCTGGTTTCTTTTGTGTGAATTTTATCGCCTTTATGTTTACTTGGTCTATGCGTACCAAGATTTGATTGCCTTAATGCTTCAATATGACTTTCCGAAAGTTTTCTTCCAGCACAATATGCGTTACCTGACATTCTTTCTTTTAAATTGCTTAAAAATTGTTCGGAATGTTCTCCAAAATGCTGTCCTCCGTCTTTTGTGTTATATCCATACAGAGTATCTTGCGTACTATATTTTTCTATCAACGCTTTTTCGATTTCCATAGCCATATCTTCTTTTAGATTTGATATTAAAACTATGTGCTTTATATTATCCCAACCATATTTTAATATCGCTTCATGCATTGCTTTTTGGTTGCGATATCCTCCGCCACCGCGCCATCTTTTTTTAGGCTCTTGTCTTGTTGCTCCAATATACAATTTTCCATTTGGGAAAACATGAACATATACTGAATAATTCATATTCTAAATTCCTTTTAATTAAATGGAAGTTCTTCATCAATTCCATCTGGAATACTCATAAATCCGTCTGGGTCTGCTTCTGGATGTGGTGTCTCTGGCTTCTGCTGACTCTGGCTAGAACCTTTGCTTTCACCAAACTCAATCTCCTCCACAACAATATCTGTTGTGTATACCTTCTGTCCGTCACGATTGGTGTAGCTGCCGGTCTGGATTCTCCCGGATAAATCCGCTTTCATTCCTTTAGAAAAATATTTCTCGATAAATTCTGCCGACTTTCCGAAAGCGATGCAATTCAAAAAATCTGCCTTCTGATCAGAACCTTCTTTCACGAATCTTCTGTTTACCGCAATAGAAAACCTTGCAATAGATGTCCCATCATTGGTGTACTTGATTTCTGGATCACGTGTAAATCTTCCTGTAAGAATTACTTTATTCATGCTGTTACTCCTTTTCTGTATGCTGTTTGTCATAGTCAATTAACATCTTCAGACATTTCTGACCCTTTTCCTTAGTAAGAGACTTAATATCGTTTACCTTAAATCGAGTCTTAATCTGTTCCAAAAGCTTAGCTTCCGGGTACTTATCAATAATGTTTTTAATTGACATAGTAGTCTCAGAACTAATCATCTCGGTTTCTTTTGCCGATTCTGCTTTCCTGCCGGACGTTTTTTCTTTCTCTCCTGTATTAGTGGAATCACTGTCTTTGTTATCATCAATACAGAACAGTCCATTCAAAGCGTATTTTCTGGCATAAGACGAAGCTGCGCCTGTCACCTGTGAAGAATCCATACCTTTCTTAGACTCTTCTTCCCTTGCATAAGCAACGGTTGTAATCTCGCCGGTATCTTCGCAGTCGTTCAGATGAGCTTCTGCTCTGACGTATATTCTGTCCCCGACAACTTCCATCCGATCTGTGACGCTTAACACAGTCTTTGTTTCTGCCAGGAGCGGCTTTACAGCTTCCAGAATATCCTCACAGCTCCTGTATTTGTATTTCCCGAAGGAATTGTACTGCCCTTTAGGGGCTTTCAGTTTTGACTGAATAATACCTAACTTCTCATATATATTCACTTCTATTCCTCCTTGTCATAAACCACATGTTTACTGCCCTCAATAATCAGCAAACTTGCAATATCTTTCATTGATAAGGTTGATTCGTTATAGATTTCGACCAGTGCGTTGTATGCGTCTGATGAAACCTTTACAACCTGATTGTCTTTTCCGGTTACCAGTTGTTTCTTTCTTGCCGGAATACGGATTTCAAATTCACTCACTGATACTTTCCTCCTTATATGATTTCTGAGCCGTTAAAAGCCCATTTAAGGCTTGTACGTAACTCGCCAATGTTCTTGCCTTGTATGATTCTTCAATAGGGTTATCCGGGACTGTGGCAAGCTGTATATCAATCAATCTCAGAACTTCATTAATCCTCTCGTCCATGTTCATACCGTCTTGAAAAAGCAATACAGATTGTCTGAAGCATCCCCGAACTTCTCTCCGTCAATATCTTCAGCTTTGTGATACTCCACATGATCCAGAGACATGTCACAGTTCTCATAATCCAGAATATAATCACCTCTGGATTGAAGTTCTCTGAGCAGTTCATTGATACATCCTGCTATCTCCAGACTGGGAAGAAGTTTCATAATCGCTATCTGTTTACTCATTTGGACACTTCCCATCTATCAGAAGTTCTAGCAAGAAAGCTTTAATTTCATTAAGCTTTTCACGGTTTTCTTTCTTGTAAAATGGATTAAAAGATACGTCCTGATATAAGTCCCATTTAAATTTGTGTTCAGGAAGGTAAATATCTTTTTTTCTTTTGAGTCCACATACGCGTATGTCATAAGTTGAATAGTAGAATGCGACACTTGCTGTTGGAACTTCGTTCACAACTCTTTTACAAAGTTCGTAAATTTCATCAATCTCTTTCTCGAACATTTTCTTATCCTCCTTATTTCCTACTGCCAGTCTGCTTTCATCTGGCGTACCGTCCATGCTGCCGAGACGCCAAAAAAGATGTTCAGCCAGATAGGTATATCCACATATTTCCCGGCAAGCATACAAATAGCAATTAGCATATACTCTTTCATTTTATTTCATTTCTCCCAGAATCCACGCAAGGTTGCTTGCCACCAGTGCGGCGACTGTCACAACCCATGCTGTGAACCATTTTCTTGATCTCTTCTTGCTTTCCTCAACAATTTCAGTCGCAAGTACTACTTCGATGTCAGCCCATGTTGGCTGATTTTCGTTTTTAATTTTGCTCATATCTAGCTAATTTCTCCTTATTTTTTCTTATTTGCTTTTACAATTAGCAGATAGAGAACTATAATGTATCTATCCACTAAGGTACTTTAGTGGGTGCAAAGCTCCGGGGCGGAGGTGTCGTCTCCCTCCGGGGCACCTACTTATTAAGAGCAGCTTTGCCTTTCCAGACATGTCCGGTCACTTCATAGACTTTCCTAGGACTTATGATGTATGTGATTCGTCCACCGGAAAGGCTTTTTGCTGGTTTGTTATTCTGCACAGCCATGCCAATCGGCAACCATCCGTACACAATCCCTGCCCGGATTGCTGTAGCAGGAAGTCCGATCAATTGACTTGCATCGGCTACGGTCATATTCTCTGAAGAGAACTCTGGCATCTGTGGAATGCCCGATATGATTCTCGCAACCTCTTCAGCAAATTGATGAACTTCTGCATTTTCTTTGATGTAAGTATCAACTTCGCTCATGTTCCCCTCCTTGTTAATTCGTGCTATACTCTCCTATGAAAGGAGGTGTTAAAAATGACTTACGATGAATTTATGTCGGTTATTAACTCTGATGTTGAAAGAATCCTGTCTGAAAATTCCATTAATATTGTTCAGAGTCTGCTACAAGGTCTGTCAGAAAGTGAGCCTTGCGTATCAAAAGAACAATTTCAAATCATCAGAAACGCCGTAAATACATCTATTCAGTCTTCTGTTCAAATAATGTTCGATTGCCTAGATTCATTCGGAATGCTGGAGTACGAACACCTGACTGAGCATCACGAGCCGCCTGATCTAAGAGTGATTCAGGGCGGACGTTCGGACGCTGAGAAGAAATAATTTGTTGCTGGTCTTGAAGTTGCGATTCAAGACTGGCAGCTCTTCTTTCCAATGAACGAATCCTTTTTTCAAGTGATCTACTCATACATTTACTCCTTTCTTGTGATATACTCCCAGTAGAAGGGAGGTGATTAAAATAAATCAAATTATTTCAATTTTAAAATCGGCTAAAGAAATCATTACGTTTGAAAATGTTTCCTTTATGCTTGGGTTAATAGGGTCTGCTGGAACTGCTTGGCAATTATTTCAATCACGGCGTAATCTTCATTTGAGCTTACCTTATTTTGGATATAGCCCAGAAAAACAACTGGCTTTGGCTTATATTCAGTTCGACAATCTCTCAAATTCCGCAATATCAATTACAGATGTCTCAATTGTTATTAACGGAATTACATATCCATGCAATAAGTTGCCAACTATCGTTGCTTCTTCAAACCGGAAAATCGGTGGAAAAACCGTTTCTTCCAGCAGCTTGTACAATATGTCTCTTCCGGTTTGTTTGTCTGGATATGGTGGAAGCAGCGGCTACTTTGTGTTTCAGATTCCATTAGAATCTGCTCCATCTGACTCCACACACCAGAGGTTTTTAATTTCGACCAGTCGTGGCTCGTCATTTCGAGCTGAATTGAAACCTGACCGAGAATATTTTCACTAATGATGCATTCTAACATTTGTTTTCACCTCCTTGCCCTGTCCTTATCCCTCAATGCGATTGCGTAACCCAAAGCCATCCGCAAATCATCTTCATTGAGTGATAGCAGAGCGGAGATGCCATCTTGTATAGAATCATATTCAGATTCTTCCATGCTTTTTGCTTTACTTTTCTCCTCTGCTACGCCAAGTATGTATCCGAGGTCAAAATCATCAACATATTTAAGTAGCGGAATCAATTTGAGTATGGCTTTCTGCTTTTCACTGATAGAAAGTAGCTTTCTAGGTATTAGCTTTGCAGATTCTACATTTTTTTGCTCATCTGCTCTTTTCTTTAATTCAAATACGGCAATGTCAAAAGAGATATTAAAATACTCTCTTCCCTGCGCTTCTGGAACCCTATTTCCATCAAATAACATGTGCATCTCACGTTCTAATTTAAAAGCATCTTCCATTTTGTCTGTTGAATAGATTCGATTTACCTTGTATGGAATCTGTGTTGCCTTCTGTTCGACATTTCCAGATACGCCGATTTTTACGAAATCACCACAATCCATGACATATACTTTACGTTTCAATTACTCACTCCTTTCCGTTCTGGCAACCTTGGTTCAAGAAACTTATCGGTTCCAACAGATAATGCTCCACAAATTAATTCATATTCATCGAAATCTAATCTGCGATTTCCATTGAGAGAAAGATTGAGCTTCTGAACAGGAATTCCAGTTCTGTTGGCAACAAATGTCTGCGTTATGCCGTTGCTTTCAAGGTATGACTTAATCTTTTTACCAACGCACATTCTTCATTTCTCCTTTCTATTTAATTTCGTTCTCATCGAACAATTATAGTATAACTTCGATTTATCCGAATGTCAAGAAGAAATTTCGAGAAAATCGAAATTATTTTATTGGCAGTCCGAAATTTTTATATTATTATTATTTATGAAGGGAGGAAACGATAATGACATTTGGCGAGAAAATCAAGCAAGCCAGAATAGCAAAGAAGCTGACCCAGAAGCAGCTTGCAGAAAAAAATTAATGCAAAGCATAATTCAATTAGTGACTGGGAAAAAGATAAGTGTAAGCCAGATATGGACACTATTGAACTTCTATGCGGTGTTCTGGAAGTAACACCAACATACCTCATGGGTTCTAAAAGCGATGACGATTATGCAACCATAATTGGAAATCTTATGTCGGAACCTGACATCTTAGATTTTATCGAGGAATACAAAGCACTCGATAAAGAAGATAAGAAAGCAATAAAACAAATAGTTTCATCACTAAACAAAAGGAGCAAGGGTTAATCCCCTTGCTTCTTTGATTTTAGATATTTAATAAGAATTGTATAGACAAATTTTAACTTGCCCTCATTTTCAGTATTCTCTATCATCTCAATAATTTCCTTCTTATAATCCATAAATAACCCTCCCTGTCTCCCTGTCACAACTGCCACCTACACTACAATATATGCCCGGTCTGTGGGAAATAGAACCGAACATTAGTTCGTTTTTTGCTATTATACCACCTATTCCGATTCTTGGCAACTGCCAATGATATACATGGATTTTCACTATTTCATAGAAAAGCTTCGTGATCGCAAATATAAATATGCTTTCATAGAAGAAAAATGCGAGATTGCAGACTTTCCCACTACCACCGTCTGTATGCGGATACTTCTGGACAGAATGGTCCTGATATACCATATACGAATGAACTATCTGCATATCTCTCTGATTATTATTGGAAATTATCTTTTGTGGGGTATGTACAAGACTAAATACCTTATAGATCAGCAAGAGAAGTATAAAGCACTTAAAACATTTCTTTTTCATCTAAATCACTCTATTTCACTCTAAATCTTTACAATATGCTCTTAAAATGATAAAATAAAAATACCACATATAACCGTATTTTACATAATATCGCAAAATCAGCGATACAAAATACATAATCCGCATAAAAAGTGCGAAGTGTGGCGAATAAAGCTATTAGGAGGAACGATTCTATGAATAAGAAAAAGGCTGTCGCAATGTTCCTGACTGCTACATTTACTTTGACTTCTTCTGTTCCGGTTCTGGCAGGCGGGAAGGACGTTACCGTTACTGTCCCAAGCTACGGGCTCGAAGAAGATGATGATACTTCATCAGTACCAGAAGCAAAGGAAACTGTTGTCAATGAGGATGGCTCTACCACCTACACTCTCACAAAGAAGCAGCAAAAAGAATGGAAAAAGGCCGTAAAATCCAATTTTGATGATTATATCAAAGATATCCTGGATGACGATACTAATTATCCAAACGTTGAGGATATCACATACAATAATGATATGACTGAGTTCGAAATTGATCTTGCTACTACTAATATAGCACAATCTGAACTCTTCATTGGATACATCGCACTGTTTACAGCTCCGGTGTATCAGCAGGTAAACGGGGTAGAGGAAAAAGATGTTGATTATAAGGTCACAGTCAAAGACTCCTCGACCGGTGAAGAGACCGTAACAACTTATGCAGAAAATAAGGCTGACTGGGAAAGCCTCAATGATTCTTTCACCATGTACAGCGAAGATACGCAAGAATAATCAAACGGAGGAATAACAATATGGCCAAGAAAATCAAATGCCCACGTTTTGGATGCGGCAGCACTGACGTTGAATATCTGTCGGGCAACCAGAAAACAACCCTTAACTTAAATCCGCTGCATCCTTTTACTCTTGTCAACACAAAGCCAAAGGGCAAACAAACATTCAGATGCAAGAAATGTGGGCGGGTATTCGAAGTAAAACTTTAAGAGGACTATATGAAACACGTATTTAATTTTTACAAAAAAACATAAGCTCGCAGCATTCTTTACAGCCTTGTGGTTTTTGTTTATGACGTACATCACTGTTTCTGGATTAAGAAGTGGAAACGCCCAAGGCCCTGTCGAAGTAGGCTCGGGAATCTTCGCGGGAATCATCATGTTCATTCCCGTAGCATTGATTATTGCTGCATTATCGGCAATGCTGTCAAAGATAATTGCCACTTTAAGTGAAATCGTACATATTAACGGAACTGATAACGATGGTTTAGTTGACCCTGTTATTCCAGAATATAATTATCACTCTCAAGAGGAACAGTATAGCTGTCAAGAAAAACCGATTATACTTACACCTGAGACATTCCCAGAATTGGTTTCCGAACCAGAGCCGGAAATCCCACAACTCCCAGTATATGATACAATGGAAGGACACGACTTCGAATACTATTGCGCTGATCTGCTTCGCAATGATGGCTTTTATAATGTAGAAGTCACACAAGGAAGTGGTGATCAGGGGATTGATATACTGGCAGAGAAGGCCGGAATCCGATATGGGATACAGTGCAAATGTTATTCGAATAATATTGGGAACAAAGCAGTGCAGGAGGCATTTGCCGGAAAGACGTTCTATCATTGCCACGTTGCAGCGGTTCTGACCAATAGGTATTTTACCCGTTCTGCGAAACAACTGGCAGAAAAAGACCAAGTACTTCTCTGGGATAGAGACGAACTCGAAAGACTCGTACAAAACGCTGAAAGCTAAATAAAAAAACCGCCCGGCATTGGCGTACCGGGACGGCGTTTATACATCTCCGGAGAGATGCTATACTCTGGCAAAACATATTGTATCATCTTCGGAGCAGTTGAACAAGACAGAAAATTTGTTCGACTGTTATTTTTATACCTAAAAACAGCTACATAAAGAAAAGAGGAATAAAAATGGCGAAGAAAAGAAAGAAATATCCAAAGTTGCCGAATAATTTCGGCTCTATCCGGTATCTTGGCAAGAACCGGAGAAACTGCTTCGCAGTGCATCCACCAGCAACGATTGACGCAACAGGAAAAGCGATCCGCCCACCTGCGATCTGCTACGTTGACGACTATCTGAAAGGATTCGCTGTCCTGACAGCTTACAAAGCCGGGACATATAGACCAGGAATGGAAAAGGATTTATCCGTATCGCTCACCACCGACACAGATGCCCTTGTGAGCCGTATATTGGCTGATTACGGCACGATAAAAGGAGTAGAGGACAAACATCCAGAGATTAAGAAGTTGACGTTTAAAGAGGTATATGAGCAGTTTATGAAATGGAAGTTTCCTGAAGGAGCGGTCTACTCGGAAAGTTCAAAGGGAACCTACACGGGAGGATTCAGGAATTCGGCAGCTTTGCACGACCGAGTATTTGAAGACATAAAAGCCCCAGACATGCAGGCGGTGATCGATGAATGTCAGCTTAAAAGAGCCAGTCTGGAGAACATCTTAATATTGTTCAAGCAAATGTACAAGTATGCTGTTTATGCTGAAATCGTAACAGAGAACAAAGCTCAGTATGTCAAGATCAACGTCCCCGAGGATGATGAACACGGAACCTCGTTCACTGACGAAGAATTGTCAATTTTGTGGGAACACTCTTCTGATCCAGATGTTCAGTCAATCTTAATCCTATGCTACAGTGGATGGCGAATTGGAGAGTTTCCAAAACTGGAAATTAATCTCGATCAGAAATACTTCAAAGGTGGGTCAAAGACAAAGGCCGGAAAGAGCAGAATTGTGCCGATTCATCCGTCAATATATGACTTTGCAAAGAACGTAAAATACAGCGAATTATATACTTGGGGACAGAATAAATACAGAAAAGAGCTGTTTTATCCCACACTTGAAAGATTAGGAATTTCTGGAAATCCAAAACACACACCGCACGACTGCCGGCACACTTTTTCTGCACTGTGTGAAAAATATGGCGTCAGGGAAAACGACCGAAAACGAATGCTCGGCCACTCTTTTAGTGGAGATATTACAAACGCGGTATACGGACACAGGACGTTGGAAGAACTTCGAACAGAGATTGAAAAAATAAAAGTTCCATTTGTGACTAACTGTGACTAACCGTTCCTTTTTAAAGTGATTTTATTCATTCTGAATTAATCCATAAAAAGTCTGCAAACCCGCATAAAACAAGGGAAAATGGCAATTTTACCGATACTTTTAAATAATGGAAAAACTAACTAATGGTTAAAAGCACGTTTGAGCTGATTAACTCAAAACGCCCTATTTTCAAGGGATTTCAGCTTTTTATAATTTCAAAAATGTGACCAACGTGTGACTAACCAGAATATTCTTATCATTCCGAATATGATGCTATATAACTTAAAAGCCCCATGGAAATAAATCCCTTGGGGCTTAAATTTTATACTTTTTTAGATCGCGATCAGGTCTTTCCAGGTTGCGGGTCCGCATACACCATCTACGGCAAGAACCTCTTTTCTGGATTCCTGGTAGGCTTTGAGGGCATAGATGGTGTTGGCATCTGCTTTCCGGGTAAGTTTCAGGGCTTTGCCGGTTTTTCCATTAAATCCTCTAGCTCTTAAAATCTCCTGAAGCAATAATACGGATGTGTTTTTGTCTCCTGCTTTTACAGTTTTTGGTTCAAATATATATTTACCCCCTGTAGGTGTTGTCGGTTTAACTGCTGGTTTGTCGGTATCAGTAGTTAATGCAGTAAAGTCAATACCATTACCCGTAAATCTCAAACGGTGAGTCCATCCGTGACTATACAGATACCACGGCTGAGTTCTGATCTCATTTCCAGAGTTGTCCTTTGTGTCCGTCGTTCCCTCGGAGCTTCTGGCATGGACAATGTTGTCTTTATTTATAGCCATTGCCACATGATATGATGTATTCAGTTCAAGATCACCTTTCTGCATCTGACTGTGTGCAGTCTGGTTTCTTGCCACAATCTCGAAACCGCAGTTACACATATTCAGCATATTACCCGTATAACTACAATGTTCTTTCAAGTACCTTGCCTGCGTGGCCAGTCCATTTTTCAGGAATGCATAGTAATATGCTGTACACGCCAGACTTGAGCAGTCAAATGATTTAGGATCATCAATCTCATACAGGCTTCTGATTCTCTGGCTGTATCCATGGTCATTATCGTTTGCGATCTTCACTGCAAAGTCCACTGCATCATTTCGCACATTCTGAATGATCTGTTCTTTTGTCTTTGTCATTTCTGCGTCCCCTTTCTTTTCTTCATCCTTGTAATCTTTGTAAAATACATTCCGGTCTACAGTTCCATTGATTCCAGGAATCTTGGCCTTGGAGCTGTGCTGCCAGCCGACGCCGAAGTCTGGGCGGAGACGTTCCTGAAGCCATCCATCATCATTTGCCGGATAGCGTGCGATCCAGAAATCGTATTTCTTCAGATGACTGCAGATCACGTTCATATACCAGTCCACGTTGCAGTAGATGCCGAACTTATAGCCGGCTGCTGTGATGATCTTTTCAAAGGCTTCTGCCATCTTGTGGATGTTCTCTGCTCCCAGACTTCTCTGGTTGTTGTATTCCAGATCAAGCCATACGGGATACTGCAACTTTCTTCTGTTCAGGACAGAAACTACTTTTCTGGCTTCACTCTGGATCTCTGCGATGGTCATTGCATATGAGTACTTATATACACCTGTCGGAATATTGTATTTCTGGCATTCTGTATAGTTTCTTTCGAAATATTTATCCGTTACGTTTCCGGCTTCTGTGATCCGAAGGATGGCGAAATCCATTCCGTAGGCTGCCACTGTCTTCCAGTCGATCTGCCCCTGCCAGGCAGAGACGTCTATTCCTTTGATTTCCAATTCACTCGCCTCTTTCTAATCTTTCTATCCTTTTATTAAGGCTATTAATAGTTTCTTGCTGGTCTTGGATTAGCTTCATCATTGCTGGAACCATAGTTCTGTAGTTCCAGTCTTCTACCTGGCCGGATTCGTTGAGCATTGCACCTTCTGGGAATGCATCATACACATCTTCTGCGTAGAACCCTGGAAGCGGTTTTCCTTCAAAACGGTCACCCGGTGCCAGATACCCTTCATTATACTCGAACCACACGACCGGAATGTCTAAAAGTCTTTCAGCTTCACTCGAGGTCATGTTTTTAACGTGTTTCTTGTATCTTTTTGATGAAGAACTTAATTTATAAACATAATTGTTGTACAAAATAAGTGTGGATCCTGATGCGTTACTTGTCAATCCAGAAATAGCAAACATTCCGCTTGGGTCAATAAATCCCGAGCTATCTGTAATATTTTTACAGAACAAATGCAGTCCATATTTAATGTTACAAGCCGTATCTCCATCTTCACTTTGTGAAAACACTGCATTTCCAATCTTTATCCGACCATCCGAATAAAGCCGTATATTACCACCCTTTGACTGTATGTAGTTTTCTTTAATAGTCCACTGCGCAATTGATGCCGCAACCGCATATAAGTCATCTACATTTAGCTTGTCTGCTGCTACAGTTTTCCCTTTGATGTATGTACCATTAAGATATAGTTTACCATCTACATAAGTCAGCAAATCACGGGTGCCGTTATGCGTCAAAAGGTTGAAAATCTGCTTTTCCGTCAGCTCTGTGTCATTGATTATTGGGATTGTTACTGTTGCAAGTTGAGGATTACCCAGATTAATGCTTCTGAAGATATACCTAATTGCCGTTACATCTGATGCAATTGTAGAAAGGTATAATGTATACTGTCCATCATCTACATTCATATTCTTTATAGTGTTGAATGTAGAACCGTCTGTTGTTGTCTGAACAAGGATGTTAGACTTTCGCAATGTTTTATTACTTCCCGAAACAACATAATTTTTGAAAAGTACAGTTTCCGGCACATAAGTTTCATCTGCGGTTCTCATTATTACGGTTGTATCCGTTTCAATAACATAAGTTGTAGCTGAATCTCCTTTATTTCCCTGTTTCCCTTGCTTTTGTTTTGCAATTGAAAACTGTTTTGTAATAGAAAATGTCTTATATTTTACAACAAAGTTCACATGTCCGGTATCAGCTGATAGTCCTGTGACGGTATATTTATGGTTCTTTTCATCCCAGGTTCCAGTAACGTTATCTTCGGTTATGGTATACGATGCATCATTAGTTACATTTTCGGCACCATACATAACCTGTACGGTTGTGCTACATTCAGGAAATGTTGTGTAGTTTCCATCCGCATCCGTCACTATTGCTTGATATTCATTTGACAGTATTACATTCAGTGTGGTCAGCTTTTGAGCTTCTTCTATCGTTTTGTCCGCTATAGCTTCATCGAGTGTTTTATTGTTTGATAGAAAAAAAGCTGTCGGCTGGATAAACACTTGTCCTTTTTCGTTTATATAAAATGTTACGGCACCATCCTCTGTTGAAACCCTGAGATTTTTCGCATCGATGAACTTTCCAAGAAGCTTTCCGGCATTAATGTAATCTGCATTAATGCCCTCTGCATACAAGATTTTTGTGATTAAATCACCCGTCAGTATAAAACCGTAGGGATATGTCTTACCGCCGTCATTCGACACTCCGATAGCTTCCGCGGTAAATTTAATAATAGTTTTAGATTCTTCTAGCGTCGGTTTATCGTGTAAATAAGTTATTGTACTCCCGTCCTCTTGAAGCACAGATGTTTCATACAGACCTGATGCACTTCTCATGGCTTCTTCCAGCTTTCCGACAGCCAATTCCCTTGCGTTTTTCTCTACTTCAACAAGCTTTTTAGCCTGAATGAGCGTTTTGAGGGCGTCAGAATTATACGTGCTGCTACCTCTGATAGGGCTTTCAGCCTGCGTTCTCACTGTTGTTGCACCATTTAATCCACTTGCAACATAAGTAATAGGAGTTATATATACGTTTTCTTTACGATCATAAGTCCTTGCCATATCTCCGAATTCAATGAGCGGATTATATAACAGATCCCCTTCCATGCTTCGGAATTGCTTTCCAACCAGCGAAGCCCCTATCCATTCTGCTACAGCTGGTAACTGTTTTGCCTGTAACAGAGTGTTTTCTATTTGCAAAACGTATTCGTTTGATCCATATTGATAAGATGCATCACCACTTTTCACTTGTATACCTGTAATAACAATGTTATCCGTTGAAAGTGTAGGTGCTGACAGATAGTCTCTTAATCTCTGTGGGGCATTAGCACCCTCGTTAAGATACAGAAATCCATCTAGATCTATCATCCAGTCTCCTACCGGAGATATGTAGCCACTTGAATCAATGGCAGAGCCGCCACCAAATTTAAGGAATCCTTCAGAATCTACAGTCGGGGCATTATCGACATTTACGCCTGAAAAATCCCATTTCACAAGCTGTAAATACCCGGCATTGTCAATTCTGGCGTTGGCAGATTCTATCATCGCAATGCATCCGATAACGTCTCTGAATGTCATGCCGTCAGGCACTGACTGAATTGGAAATGTGGCATGCTCCATCGCACCAGATCCGGTCCCCAACGATATGCCACATCGTTGACAAGCGTCTTGCAACACTACATAAGCGTCCTGAGGAAACGCAAGACTGGTAGCATATGTTTTGTTCGCTTTGTACATATCATCTAATGCAGTTAGCTCAACATCCTCGCCATATTCCTCTGGCGTGGTGACAGTAAAGTTTCCTTTATTAATAGTCTCAGTAGTGCCATCATCCAATTCCATTTTAAGTTTTACTCGGAGTTTCGCACCATAGAAGTAATAATTCTTCCACTGCTCTTGCGAATTATCCAAAGACAGCTGTAGAGATTTACATACAGTTTGTCCAATAGGAAATGAAGACCCATCTACGCCATCTACAATGTCGTTCCCGGAATTTAAGATCTCTTTATTGACTGTTTTGACTGCTCCATCAGGAAATGTAATGTCTACCTCTTCAATAACCGGATACCCTTCTGCTATTTTCTTTTTAAATGCATTACTTACATTAATCAAGATGATTCACCCCCGTCATGTTGAAAGATAGCTCGGACACCATTTTACCGTCTTCAGACAATTCACCAATTGTTATGTTTCCAGATTTTCCTACATAGAACGGATCGTCGCGCCATGCCGCATGATAAAGCGAATAATGATGCAATGTGAATGTTTTCCCCTTCGCAATAATCCGCAAAATTTCCGTGACTTTGACTGCTGGAATGTTCTTTGCAGTGTATCCATACTGTTCTACAGTAAAAAGCGGTGTAAACCGCCCGTCGCCGTATTGTGTTCGGTTGCTTCCTTCTGAATAAGTTGTCGCAAATGAGTAAGGCATATCTTTGTCGGGCTGCCAGATGGCAGTACCGTTCATTTTTATCATTTCTTTTGCCAATACTGCCACCTCCTATGTCAACTCAAGTGGATTTTTTCCACTGTATTCCTGTCTTGTTTTTGCTTCTTTGATAAATTCATCAAACAGCACTCTCCTGTTAATCTGAGCCGTGATATGAATGTCCCTATTTCCTTGCTGATTTCCAAGTTCATCCCGGATTATCTGTCGGATAAGACCCTCGGGTGCTTCAATGTTATTTCCTTTCTTCTGGTCACCAAGCACAGCCAGAAATTCACTTCTAGGTGGAATAACTGCGCCTTTTGCTAGATATGGAATAGTCGGTACTCTTGGAAAGCTTGCGCTGAACCCGATCGTCTTAGAGCCGAATGGTGTAGGTACTTTCCAAGGGCCAAACGAAAACGCAGATTCGATGCTACCAATGGCACTATTTACGGTTCCAATTGCACCATTTACGATGCCAATGACCTTATTGAAAACATCCCGGATTGTATCTTTAATTCCTCCAAAGATTTCTACAACTTTGTCTTTGGCAGATGTAAACTTTTCCACGATTCCATCTTTGATTTTTCCAGTAAAATCTCCTATTGTTGACCACATAGCGTTCCATTTTTCATGGGCATTTGACCACATATTGCTCCAAATTGTAGAAATTTTATTGCCTAAATTACTCAATGTACGAGTTACCGTTTCGCCTAAAGCACGGGTCTTTTCGATCACCCAATCTTTGAGTTTTGTTGCAGCTTCGCAGATTTTGTCCCAGTTTTTGTATAACAGCACACCGACCGCGATAGCCGCTCCAATTGCGACAGCAAATATTCCACCAGTTCCAAGAGCTGTTGCGATAGCTTTAATTCCACCAATGATGCCACCCGAGCCAGTCATCAAGGCTATAAGACCTTTTCCATGCAACATAATTGTGCTGATACTTCCGCCAATGCTCGACGCTAATTCTGCTATTTTTGCAGCGGCAAATGCCCCAATCAAAGCCGCACCGAATGCCTCAATAATTGACTGATGATCTGCGAAGAACCCAGCCAAATTTGAAACTAGATTAATAACTGTTGGAATGCCTGTTTCAATGATCCATGTTAGCATCGGAAGAACAATATTTTTGTAAATCCATTCAAGTACATTTCCAATGGATTCCAGAATTGGTGCAAATGTACTGGTTAAATTGCTGATAGATTCCAACAACGGGTAGAAGTCCAAATTTGCCGCCCATGTCGCTGTATCTTCTGCGATTTTCTCGATGAACTGCATGACCACCACAAGGGCATCTGCAATGTTCTGGATAATCTGTGTCCCTACACTGTTCTCGTTCCAAGCATCTGCGAAACCAGATGCAATATTTCCGATGGTCTTAAGCACATTCTGAGCAATCTTCAGCATGGTCGTAAGCATCGTTGTGCCTGTGCCGTTTGTCCAGACCTCTACAAGGCTTTTGCCTACACTCTTGGCAAGCTTTGCAATTCCCGACAAAGCAATGTTTGCCGCGTGAATGGTGTTCTTGCCCTCTTTTTTCCATGCGTCCTGGAATGGTTTCCAGAGTTTCTTGAGCAGATTAGCAAGCTTCTTGGCGGAATCACTGATTTTGTCCAGTGCATTTTCTCCCTCTGCCAGACTGCCATAATCCACATTAGCAGCTGCGCCAGAAAGACCGGAGTCTGTTCCACTACCACCAGACGTGGAAGGAGTGGATGCGCTTCCATCGGATGTAGCTGATACCTTGGAGATTTCATCCAATGTAGAAAGATAATTTTTTGTTTCTTTATTTGCTTTTTTCGTGGCTGTTGCATTATCTTTATTGGCATCCGCTAGCTTTTCTGCGTTATCTGCCGCCTGTCCATACTGATCTGCCGTATCTGCGATCGCGTCTGTTCCAGCAAGGCCTGCTCCACTTCCACTTGTCTGACCGGAAGATTTCTTGCCAGTGATAAGTTCCGTGAAGCTTTTGAAAGCATTCGCTAGAGTTGCCAGTTTGCCTAGCAAGATATTAATAACTTTCAGAACAGGTGTAAAAATATTAATTAACCCCTGTCCGACTGTTGCCTTGAGAGATTGCAACTGCAACTGCATCACTCTGACCTGGTTCGCCCAGCTGTCAGAAGTACGAATAAAGTCACCAGATGCGGCAGACAACTGTTTCTGTACAAAAGCCAAACGGAGAGCAACTTTCTCCTGTTCTGTCATTTCAGATGTAGTCTTACCATAGCCATTAGCCAGTGCATACTGGTCGAGTGCCGACTGGCTCATTACCACGCCGAGATCCTTGAGCGTTTCCGTTTCACCCGTAAACACTGATTTCAGCTTAATGTAGGCCAAGTCCTGACTGATATTATAAAATGATGCCACATCACCAGCCAGCTGTGTCAGAGCCGTTGACATATCGTAAGCCTGTGCTTCGGAGAAACCGAACGACTTAGACATTGCTCCGAACGTACCAACATACTGCTTCGCCATGGTTTCTGACAGTCCGGCTGAAGTCATAGCGTTCTTTGCAAACTCGTTTACCTTATCCGACATGGTGGTAAATGTAACATCGACCACGTTCTGCACTTCTGCGAGGTCGGAACCAAGCTCCACACACTCTTTTCCAAACTGCACCAATTTCCCGACAGCAAACGCCCCACCAATCAACAGACCGATTTTTTTTACAGCACTCCCAAGGCCGTTAAATGACTGTTTTATAGCTGATACGCCATTTTGGACACCGGTTGTATCCATTCTGGTATCAATAATGACTGAGCCATCAGCAGCCATGTGTCCACCTCCTAACTATTTGAGGTTCAACATCTCATTCAGCGCATCCTTGTACGCTTGCTCCTCGTCGCTGAGACGTGTTTTTATGTCAATAATGTTTTTATTTTCCTGATAGAATTTCTTTTCCCATTTATCCAGACGTTCGCTTTTTGCCTTTTTTGACCGGATTCCAACAACTGTGTTGAACAGGCACTCACCGGATTCCATGAAGTACCCGAAGAATGTCCACCAGTGCATATAAGGCACCGCTCTGATTTCTTTACCGGCAACCTTGTTTACTGCCGGAACAATCATATCTCCATCCTGTTCCCAGTCCATCAAACGGGGCTTTGGGCGGTTTGGAGTATCGTCCGTCTGTCCACAGTCGATAAACTCACAAGCTTTCTGACAAGCTTCGTCCAGACACTCAGCCGGTATGCTTTGCCAGTCCTCAAACAGAATCTGTAACATAACTACCGCTTTCGCTTGTTCGTCTAGTTCTGGGTCGTTCATGGCTATGAGAATATCAATAATCGCTCGAAAATCTGTCCTAATAAAAAAATCCACCCCACTTATGTTTAGTGAGGTGGGAAGCTCATAGGCGGTCATTTTGTATACTTCTCCGTATACTTATTGACTGCTGCCTGCATTTTCTTTTTTCTCTTTTCGATTTCCGGTGCGATTGCTTCTGCGATCTTATCCAGCACGATATAAGCGAACACCTGACCATTGCCGAATACAGTAGTCGCTGTGATTGGCTCCTTGAACAGGTCTTTTGATGCTTCATATCCGAGCAGGTAGTTGATTTTGTCTTCGATCTGTTTGTTCAGCTCTGCCATCTCTTTACCAGACGTGACTTTCTGGATAGAATCTTTGAGCTGCTCAAAATATTCTGTCAGTTCCTCTGCACGTGCTGCTACATTGATGTCCGTCGGGTTCAGTTTGAAAGAAGAAAAGACTTCATCTTCATTGTTGGTGAATGTGAATGTAAAAATTCCATCATCAATTTTGGTATTAATTATTTTTGCCATTTGGCGTGCCCTCCTTGTATATGTGCTTATTCACTGTCAGCTGTGAATGTACCGGAACTGATATCAAATTTTCCTTTTACACGTTCGCCAGTATAATTGACGGTAAATGGAATCTGATAACCGGATGTATCGCCGCCATAGGAGGTCGGCACAACATAACAATCCTGCTGATATGCTTCATACTTGCCTGCCGTAGTTTCTGTCCAGAGATGAACCTCAACTGCTTTTGTTTTGAGGTTGTCGTCTTTGTATCTGTTGTCTACGATCTTTTGTAACGCCGTGAACAGATCAGATGTAGTATCTGCATAGAACGGATCAGCGTCAGAAGAAACTTCGTAGCCATTGTGCTTAAATGTGGATTCTCCGAGAATGTTTTTAGATGTTTTAGTATCTGGATTGAGTTCTACGTTATACTCTTCCAGATCTTTTCCAAGACGTTCATATTTCGGTGTCAGTCCCCCACAGAGAGAACCTGCATCGATATAATGAGCCATATATTTACGGTCAATCTTGCCTGTAACTGCCATAGAAATGTCCTTTCTGCCTATAACTTTTAAAAGGCTGCGTAGGTTAGCGACTATCTCTAACTGATAGCCGGTTGTTACTTGTTATATTACTTCATAAGTGTTTTCGTAGCGTACCGATAATGGTAATAACCAATCCTGTACGCCACTTTCCTGTGGCTCTAAACCATAGGAATTATCACGGGTGATGCGTTTTATCACTCGCCCCTGTGAAAGCTCTGGAAACGTATCTAAGCGCGTCTCAGAGCCATTTATAATAACTGGTTCTCGGCATATCCATTTGCCGAGGCTGTCAAGGAACTTCTGAACAGATAACTTCTGTCGTTCCTTGTCGGATGCTGTTCGGTACACTACATAAAATGGGTACTGACAAATTTGGTGCATTATTCCGCAAACATCTTCTTTTTCTGAATAGACTAACGCCCCGTTGTCTGCTGAGAACGCAATTCCAGATTCTTTGCCAAGTTCCTCAAATTTGATTGTTTCATTTTCGTATAGTCCCGGATACTGGTTCAGAAGTGCTTTCATGGCATCTGTCAAAATCTCGTATCCGGTTGCATCTTTACCGATAGGTTTATCTGCCATGCCTGCCACCTCCTGCCTGTGCTTTTACCTTACGAAGCCATGTACTGCCGTATTGTCGTTTAGCGGCATCGAACCACTTTGCCTGTGCCCGTGGGTGAGCCTGTTTGGTGTATTCGAGATTCTCCTTTGCGGCTGTCTGACCAGAGAACTGACTAACGAGGACTTTCTTCGCTCCACGTCTTGCGTAGGGACTTCCAGTTGCTTCGTCGACCATTCCTTTTCCCTCATACAGAAAACGTCCATAAGGAGCAGCCGCAGCACACACAAGTCCAGTTCCTTGCAATGATGTGCTTTCAATTCTTGTCCGATTGATGAAATTTCCAGTAATCATTGGCATAAACGGAACCATACTGTCCATAACCATTCCATCAAGGAGATACTGGGCTTCTTGATACTGCCTGGAAAATCTGTCCATATTTAGTTTGATTTTCATATCTCCATCGACTACGGAGAAACCTTTAAAATGATGAATCTTACTCATATCACTTACCCAAAATTTCAAAATGTGGAATCAGCGTATACGGACCGCCTACACTGGTAATCTTAAACACGTTATCCTTATTCTCGTTCATGTACTGGTAGAATCCATTCCGATAATCACCATCGGATACCGTTCCACCAGTCCACTCACCCTCCCAGAAAAACGATTCGTCCGAGAAGGTGATAGTATCTTCCAGAGCGTTGTTAATCTGCTGTTTCCACTCTTTAGGCGGCACCCATGGAAGAATCTTGCCGTCTTTATCAGTAATGGTTATATTGCCATTCTGGACAGTGTATCGAACGTGTAACTGTGCGTTGTCAGTTGCGTCTGGTCCGTATTTTTTAAGGATTGCTCCTTTGTCCGTAATGAGGTCAACGCCAGATAGCACGTGAGGATACCAGTACGCATCTCCAGTTGTGGCACTTTCGTAATAGTTGAAAAGTGTAATTTTAGATGAATACATGATACCCTCTCCTTAATGTTATTCTTTCTGCACTGTCTGCTTAATAACCTGATTCACGCCGGTTGCCGACAGCCCGTTAAACATACCGACCGCAACTGCCGTGATATAATCTGTTGCTGGGAAGTCCGGGATAACTCCCTTCCCGACCGCTCCGAGAATTCCACCGATAACCGCCATGACCACGGGGATCCATTCATCAGGGATTCTTTTTGATGCTTTACAGCCCATTCCTACGATGTAGCAAATCATAACAATTGCTATACATGAGCCTAATGTTGAAATGTCCATATAGTCACACTCCTGCATATAAAACTGGTATTCCATCATCCGTCTTTACTCCCATCAGAAGTGGTAAAGCTGTCTTTAAGAGTAAGTCATTCGTTTTCTGTACATCTCCGGCGGCGGCATACACTGCACTCCATTCTTTTGCACTTGCCCCAATCTGTTGAGGCGTTGCGTAAGAGATGGATTCACTGCCAGAACTTATAGAGGTTACGATTCCGGTGTTTTTATCACTAGAATCTTCCTTGCTGTTTATCAGCTGAACATTACCACTTGCGTCTGATACAAGTTGAGCATTTACCTTGCTGTTTTCTGCCGATGCCCCTCTTACTAGCTGAATGTTTCCATCACCATCTGTTACTAGACCATATTCACCAGGCCTGGTTGATACAGAGGATCCGTTCATGGTGGCGTAAGAAGTTGCATTTTTCTCGGCAAGTTCCAGCTGATACATTAATTCGGCCAGTGAACAGACCGCCTTTTTGATACGCTTCCGAGAGTGTTCATTTGTTGGCAGTCCGTCCACAATCCTGTCAAACGTTATTGTATCCACAAAATCACTGGCTCTTTCTGCCAGTCGTGGGAAGTCAGTCCCTGGCACGACTGAACCAAAATATGAAGTTTTATAAAATTCATAATCTGCATAAGCCATGTCAGTCACCCCCCTACGTTTATGATTTCACTGCTACGCTTGCGCTTCCGGAATTCAGTGCCTTGTATGTTCCATCACACTCAACCACTGTGATCTTCTGTCCGGTTGCTGCCTTAATGTCAGCTTTTCCGTCCCATGTAGTCCAGTTTCTGAGGTTCTGTCCATATCCAACAGTTACTGCACCTGCTGCAACTTTGTATTTATATACGTTGTTGGCATTTTCTTTAGCTGGATTTACAGTAATTTTTGTATCACCGCTTGCTGTTCCAGCCACGGAATTTACTGTCAGAGTGCCAAGGGTTGGTGTTTCGTCGATGGTGATTACTGCGATTGCATCAATGTACTCCGCAAAAAGAGTAAGTCCCATTACTGCAAACGCTTCAGATACTGCGGTGTGGTAGTTGCCCTGGGTATGGAATCCGATCAGGTTTGTCTCGCCAGATACGGTATATACCAGACCTGCTCTCGCAAAGTCAGATTCGTTCGGGTCTACATAGTACAGGACGATGTTCTCAACAGGAGTAGCAATAACCTGTCCTCTTGGAATCTCGCTGTCAGATAACAGGAAGATAGTATTGAAGCCCATGAAATCTTTCATATACTGGAAGCCGAACTGGTTCTGAATAGTAATCTCAGCTGCTCCAAGGTATTCATATACGTCAAGAATATTCACAAATCCAACAACACCAGTCACATTTCTGTGCATCTGCTTGAATTTGTTCTCTACACGGCCTTTAGCCATTGCCAGAGCCATCTGGAATGTAGTTTCTGTGGAAGTAAGTGTACCAGTTTTCAGATAGTCGTAAAATCTGCCGGTAACATCAGTCTGAAGCTGGAAAAGGAATTCATCGTCAGTCATCTGAACAGCGTTCTCATAACCGTGATCCTTGATTGCTTCGATAGATACAGCCTTTGCGTACTTCTCAATAGTCATTTCCGCATAGGTCTTTTCTTTTACAACGAATTTGCTGTAAGGGATTTCCTCGCCCTCTGCTACTTTTCCACTCTGTAAAGTACCCTCTGCGTATTTGGACTTGAGTACAGCACCCGGCTGTTTTTTGATAGGTCTCATGATACCCAGAATATCACGTAAGTGCTGCCAGTTTCTTTCAAATCTGGTTACGAAGTCAATCTCACGTGCCGTTACCTGAATATCATTAGTCATAATAAGATTAGTTTTTGCTGCCATATAAAAATCCTTTCTACCCATAATTGTTAAGGTATTGGGTTAGCGGCTATACTCTGGCGTATAGTCGGTGTAAAAAATCACTGGAACAACTGGATATTCTGAGCAATTGCAGCCTGTCTCTCGGACGGGTCTTTGATTGCTTCAATATCTTTTTTGGTCATACTTCCCGGCGTCTGCTGCTGTCCAACATGAGTGGTAAATCTTGCCTGATTCTGCTGAGCCTGCTGCTGAGATTCATCCACAAAAGCGGATGCGTCAGACTGCTTCATCTGCTGAATCAGGTCGTTCAGTCCGAGAATTTTACCGTCTTTCAGCTTCAATCCTGCTTCTTTAATGTCCGCCATAACAGACTTCTTTGCCGCTTCACTAGAAAACTTAACATCATCGAGTGCCGCTTTCAGAGCATCTGAGAAATCACGGTCGTAGATTTTTGCATTGAATTCTTTCTCTGCATCTGCTGCTTTCTGTTTCCAAGTCTCTAACTCGCTTTTAATATTTGCCGGGTCGATACCGTCAAAACCTTTTAAGGTTTCTTCTGCTGTCTCAGCACGTTCTTTCCAGTTATCACGTTCTCCCTCAACTTTTGACAGAGTTTTCGCTACTTCCTTTGCGTTCTTGTAATTCTCAGAAAGTGCTTTCTTTACATCTGCCTGTTTATCCTCCGGGATTTCAATTCCAAATGATTTTAAAGTGTCAATAAGTTTCTGCATAACATCCTCCTGGTCGTGTTTATTGACCTGCCGCCGCAGGTAATGGATTAAGCCAGTTAGACCACTGGCAGGGTAATCGGAAAGGCAGGAATCGAACCTACGGCACATAGCTTACAATGCCATTGCTCTACCACTGAGCTACATTCCATGCCGCCTGTAACGGACAGTTAAAAAAACTGAGTTGAGTTTCACCTTTTTCGCTATAGCGTAAACCCACCTGAGACATAGACCGCCTGTATACAAACAGCTTAACTCTAAGCAGATTAAAGCGGAACGCCCGGAATCGAACCGGAGACCAGAGCGCGACTCTGTCAGTTTTCCACTAGCGTACATTCCACATAACCCGGATTCCCGGGTTAGCAAGGTGTTTAACGTGTCATGCCTGCCACGAGTTGTTTCGGATATTTATTTCTTTTTTTTAAAAAGAAAAGTATGAATAACAAAAACCTTAATCAAAGAGGTGAGCCATCTTGAGTGCCAGATGACAAATACGCACGGCAGGATTCGAACCTGCTTAACTTTCCATTAAAGCGTGCGCACCAGCTACAAAAATTAAAGAAAGGAGGATTAAAATGAAAATGTCAAAACAACCGTTTTATTTGTGCTTCCTGCTGCGCAATTACATTATAACAGATTTCTTTTGACTACCTCTCTACCACTTTTGTGTTTTTAGAGCATATCCCGGAGTTTTTCCACGTATCTCTTGACAAGATCACGTTCTTCCCGACACTCCGCGTCCTTAGGCATATCGCTCATTTCTGTAGTAAGCTCGTCCAGATGTTCTTCCAATGCGGCAAGCATCTTTCTTTTGCAGTCTTCAGACTTGCCGGAACGATAGCTCTGTTTCTGTGTCATATAGTCGTCATAAGCATCTCGTCCGTCAGAACGGCTGTAATGGCCTCTGACATAATGTTCACCACGTCTGGCATAAGAACTACCTCTGTCGTAATCCGGCATCATTCTGCCGTCATTTGTGCTGTATCTCCCCATGCTATCACGTTTTCTTCCACGTTCGCTGTAATCGTCATTGTATCCACCACGCATCTCATCAAGGACAGTGTTGTAATACTCCACTTTCTTATCCCAGTACTGCGTATTCTTGATATCTTTATACATATCAATCAGTTTGTATGTCATTTCCAGATTTCCAGTGGTCAGCCCGCTATCAGCGATTTTGGAAAGCTCGTCTTCGATTCTTGCACATAAATCCTTAATATCTCTCATAACTGCACCTCCTACGCTTCTCTGGTTACGATAACATTTGCGTTCGCAACAGAAATCGCCTGATCGCTTGTGTTTTCTACTGCGATATTAACGCAACATCCGCGAGGAACGTCAATGTAGATGCCAGAGGACACATTGTTATACTGGTCTACTGCCGCCGGCGTAGAGATCATCTGGGAAGAAAGAACCGGCTCGCCAGAGATTGCAATTGCCAGAGAAATAGCTCCGACAGTACCGCCTGTTGGAATTGCGATATTACCAGAAAAATCCACGAAGAATCTTGCTTTACACTGGTTAGTAAGTCCTCTCAGCGTAATAATTCCACTTCCCTCTCTGTGCTGAATGCAGTTAGAACCTTTAACTGCTGTGTTTGAAAACACTACGTTTCCATTTGCTGCTACCGTCTGAGCAGCTACATTTGTAAATTCTGCCATAATTTTTACCCCTTTCATATCACAAAAGGACAGGTCTCAGCCTGCCCCTCTGTGTAATACGGCATAAGCCGACATTCGAATCAATCGAAAGATACTCTCGATATGAAGTTATCAGCAATTGCATCCGGCGTTGCATCCGCATCCGTAATATGTGTTCGGGTTAGGAACCTGATATGCTGGAATCGGTGCCGGATTGATTGCATTAATAAGCTGCTGTGTCTGTGAAGCCATTGCAGTTGTGAGCAATGCACTCTGGCGATCCTGAGAAGCGGCACGTCTGAGGTCATTGTTTTCAGCCTGAAGAGAAGAAATTTTTTCATTGCAGAGATAATCTAAAACGGCTCTCGTATTTGCATTCTGGTTATCAATGATATCTCTTGTGTTACTATTCATGGTGTTCTGCAATGCACAGGTGTTCTGCGCCATATTGTAATTTACGCCCTGAATTGCTTCTCTGGTTTCGCAACAGCAGTTCGCAAGCTGTGCCTGCAATGCATTTGTGTTCTGCATATTTGCTATAGTATCAGCATTAATAGCCTGCTGGATTCCAAAGCCGGTCTGCATGATGTTTGTGTTGATTCCGTTAAAACCGGTAAGCATACCGTTGTTCACTGCGTAGAATCCATCACAGAGACCGTTGTTGATTCCGTCAAGCTTGCTGATTACTGCGGAATTGTCAAATCCTCTCTGGATATCTGCCTGAGTAGCTGCTGTGGCTGCATATCCGCCACCATTGCCATTATTGCCCCAGCCGTTGTTTCCCCATCCGAAGAAAGCAAAAATGAATAAAACAATAATCCACCAGCTACCATCTCCGCCAAACATGCCGTCATTCCTGTTGTTCCCGGTCAAAAGAGCAACGTCTGATGCTGTTAAATTTCCATCCATAATATAGTCTCCTTTATTGTGTATTTACATCAATCTGGCCAGATTGTAATGTACTATTTCATTCCTTTCAACATGTGCTGAAATTGTCCTGCCATCTGCTGAACCTGATTAAGCTGTTGCTGAGAAATCTTCCCAGACTGTAACATCTTCTGGACTTCTGCTTTCGGGTCTCCCTTAAAATTCTGTTTAAACTGCATAAACTGCTGTACCATCTGCATTGGCCCGTTTCCCTGTGGCATCCCACCACCAAGCATGCTAAATAATGGATTACTCATCTGCGTTCCCTCCCTTGACTGCTGATTCCTGTGCGGTATTAACCCTAACAGGTTCAGAAAAAGAATTTAATCGGTTTATGATAGCTTCGTATTTGCCCTTTAAATCGTCATATTCCTGTCTGGTGACATATTTACTGTCCATGTTCTGAGTAGGCTGTTTAGGTGGCATCTGAGTGCCTATTTCGTGGTACTCAAACGTCCGTAATGGTTGTGGCATACCGGAAACGTCTGTGGATTTTATGTAGAACTTTTCGCTTTCACTGTCCATCAGTAAAACGCTTGTCCCGGGTGCTACCAGATAGGATTTTGCGCCAACTTCGCCGGATACCCACAGAATACCATTGTTATTCTGCTGGGGTTGCTGTACTGTCTGAGCTGGCATCTGGACAGGCTGTTGCTGAAATTGGTTCATCTGTCCCGGAACACCAAAACTATATTGATAAGGATTGTTATATAATGCCATCTTATGCACCACCTTTCTGATTATATTTTTGCATAAAAAAAGAACCGGAAACAGTTCGTTTCTGGCTCTAATTAGTGTCTAAAAAGTATCAGCATACTTTAATTATTTTATTATTCACCCTCCGGCTTAATCGTTTCGCCGTGGATTACTCACATTCATCTGTTCGGCGCAATATTCGAGCGTATGTTCCTAGCATCTCAATCGGAACAGTCTTTCCTCATCCGGTGTAAAATTACATTCTATCAAGAACCTGTCTATATCTTTCTTAGTGAACACATATAATTTCATGAGCATACCTCTTATTAATGCAATTAACGCTGATTCTGTGCAAGATAATTTGTAAGATTCTGTTTTGTTTTTTTTAATTCCTCCACATTGTTGCCGCTGATCTGACTGTCCAGCATGGTCGACAATACTTCCAAAATTAATGAATCTCGTTCTGCGATTCTCCGAAGACTTTCATAATCTCGTCTATCATGCTCTTCCAATGTCTCTACCCGCTTATTAAGCCGAAACGCCGGAGTAATCCACTTAAAAATCACAGCCGCTGCTCCTCCGACAATGGACACCCCTCCGCAGATAGAGAGGAAAATCTGTACAAATTCTGATATGCTCATTTATTCTCCTTTTCCCAGTAATATACTGGGATCTCGTTGCCGGAATCCCATGTATCGAAATATTTGCCCTCTTGTACTGTCACCACATGACCATCTATGCAGAGGATATATGTGCCTGTCGGATGGTCTGTACAGAAGTCGTTGACTGTATAGATATATTGCTCTGACTGTTCAATCAGTTTACGTCTGTACCCATGCTTATAGAGGTACGCTCCCCAAACGTAATTAGCTGATGGCATATCCGACAGAGTACACGCCTGTACCATTAATCCGGCGAATACTGTTTCCCAGTCAAACCCGGTCGCCTTGCATATTGCCCGGACAACGCAATCTCCGGTTCTCTTACCCTTAACAGGATTCGGATTGAAATATTCCCATCTATCCATCAGTCAATCCCCTTTGCTGTCTTATATCGTTTCGCCGCTCCCCTGGCTTTAGCGGCGTTCTGGCGGCTCCATTTTGCTATCATAAGGCGGTCTTGCAGTTCTCTCAGGTCGTTCTGCTTGCAGTAATCTTTGTATGCAGCATTTTGTTTCTGCAAAAGATAAGACTTCCGGTCAAGGTCTTGCTGGAGTGCGAATTTTGTCTGTTCGTCCTTGCAGTTATTAACCGCCGCTTGCATTCCGAGAACTTCACGCTTCGTCTTGCGGATTCTTCGCTCATAAGTACGTTGTCTCTGTTCCTTTTCGTACTGCTTTCCCTTGTTGGCTTTGTCCTGTGCTGATAGTTCTGCATAAGGATTAAATTCTCCATCACTGGCTCCAAAGCTATGCCGACAGTTGACGCCTGACAGTCCGCTTGCTGTTCCATATCCGGTCAATGAGAACGGTGGAAATTTTTTACTCTTGCCAGAACGAGAGTATATCTTGCCTTGCCACCATGAATGGTTTCCGGGATTCTCGCCGCCGTCACCTGTTCTGGCTCCTATGTGTGCACTGACAAGAATCAAGTCCCAATCCATTTCTTCCATGCGCTTTAGAGATATATCTCCCGTAGCCTGTGCCACACCAGTTCTAACAGAGCGGGCTACCGCTGTTTCAATCGTGTCTTTTCTACCAGATGGATATGTGACAGTAACACCATCACTTACAACGTTATTAACTGCCTCTTTGATAGCTTGCGTATACCCAACCGCCCCAGTCATCACATGATTATATGCAAGGTCACATTGCTCGATATAAAGCCTCTGAGCGGCACTTGCGGTGGTTCTGGTAAAATTCTTCCACTCACCCATAGTCGCAAGTATATTCCGCTCCATGAGCCTTATCATAGCTGGAGACTGTTCGAGCGGTACAGGACTTAATCCTGCCGCCTTGTATATCTTATCATCGTAATTCATTGCAGTGATTCCGGCATCTTCAAACGCTTCAAGAAGCTCCTGCTGTTCACGTTTGGTATATCTGGATAATTCTGCCAGAATGTCCTCTAACAGTTCGCCAGACTCTTGTAGCGTTCTGATTCTCCACGCATCAGCATTGGTCAGAATGTAGTCCTCACCTCTGCCGATTCTTACCATCATCCGCGACACGATCTCAGAGATGATATACTGGTGCAATTCTTCAGCAATCTGCTCGCTGCCCTCTGTAATTTGTCGTAAATATTCAGGACTAAGTATAGTATATCACCTCTTTTCTTGTTATTATTCTCCCCATCTGATACAATGTAATAATCAAATAAGGAGGATAACATCATGTTTGGAAGAAATAAGCGTAAAAGTGACGTTTGTATTGATATAAAAGTAAATATAGCGCCAGTGCAATACGTTCGCTTGCTGTCACAATGTCGGAAGGAAGATAAGGGTATCTCTGACATTGTTGGACAAGCTTTAAATGAATATTTTGATAAGCGAGGAGAGGAGATTTAATTCCTCTCTTCTTTTTTGTATGGTTAGCTAAAGCCCTCTTTAGTTGATTAACTAGAAAATCCTCTAAGCAAGTTCAGAATAATATTACCTATAATTTCAGAATTTGCTTTCATTGAATTTGAATCGTAAATTGATTCTGCTCCAACAAAAGCCGGAAATCCCTCACAAGTAATTCCAACCATATTATTCAATACTGCCTGTGCATCAAGACATGGTTGGTTTTTCCATTCATCAACACGGCCTAATGAAACACCTTTTCCTAATGTCAAATTGAACTCCTTCTTGAAGCGAACAGTATTATCCGATATTTGTCTTGTACATACATCATATATAATATTGCTATACGGTGTTTCCATATATGGAATAGATAACCAATTTACATTTTTCCAATCGGTAAGTATTTGCTTGCCATTAGTATGGAAATCAATCAAGAATAGAGCATTGTTGTTATTTTTAATCCAATTATTTATCAGCTTAGTTTCTGGTTGGTCTAAAGCTGTGTTTCCGTTTTTTTCACCTGCTACGAACCCATCTTCATAGTTTCTGTTTAGATTTACATTATTTGCGTTTTGATACAAATTATTATCAAATCCATACCTGTTTGCAATCGGAATTATGGATAATTCAACATTTCCTCGAATATATGCTAACGAATCATTTTTATTATAATTTTCGATAAGGTCTTTTACAAAATAATATAATCCGTACACAGAACCCTTTTCAGATCCATGTTGCCCACTAACAATTAAGATCTTCGGCCTAGCATTTGGGTTTTTACTGAGCTTTTCATATAAAATAGATGCTGGCTTAATAGTGTATGCAAACATATCTTTGCCACTTGAATCGCTTCCAAGGTTCGTTGCTGTTGCATTTACATCCTCGTTTATTAACGTTTTAAATGCTTCTAAATATTCAGAAGCATTTTTATTTGTATCAAAGTTGTAATCTGTTTGCAATCCCTCGTAATATGTTAAAGGCACACTATTTAAAGCAACGAAAGGTCTGTCAAGGCGATTTACAATTCTAAAGCTATCTAAAATTGTTTCATAGTCATCAGTAATAGCACTATCGTCTGCTGTCTTAACACCGAATTTAATATATTTTGTATTAATTGGCTTTTCTGCATCAATTCCTCTGTCACTGGACTTCCAAACTAAATTATCAAGATATCCGAAATTTTCATCAAAATAATACACGGAATAAGTATATTTTCCATTGTTTCTTACAAACAGATTATCATCAAATAGATAATATGATTTTGTAATAAAACGTGACCGACTTTCGACATATGCCCCATTGATATACGCTTTCGCTTCAACATCGTTTTTATCTATTTTTGCCCCTATTTTTTTTATTAACGATTTTTTTAATTCATCATTTTCAACAAATTCATTTTTTTTGTACAATAACATAATCGGGTTGTCACTTGGTGAGATTTTACCACCATCGTCTCTAACCACTGATATTCTATACAAACAATTGATATCCAT